ATGGCTAAGGCTGCGAAGTGGGGTTCAACATATAAGGTGTTGTTGGATGTTGGTTTCTTGGCTGATGCGTTCACGTTGGATTCCAGCAAACTTGATGGCACTGATGTGTTGAATGGTTCAACAAACTTTGTGGACATCACCGAGTATGTGACGAACATCAATATCAATCGTGGCCGTGCAACCCAGCTTGATTCATTCCCTTCATCGTCTTGCACTATTCAAGCTGATGATCGTGCAGCTGCACGATACTTTGATCCACTGAACACAGCATCAGAATGGTATTCGGGTGGGACTGTTGGTATCGCACCTCGACGCAAGTTCCAGGTGTACGGCGGTACAGCTGGTACGACATCAATGTTCTCAGGGTTTGTGTATGACTTGAACATTGACTATGCCGAACCGAACCTGTCGACAGCAACGATTGTGGCTACTGATGCGCTCGGTCAACTTGGTCAGACCGTGCTGACTGCATTCAACCCTTCATCACAGTTGACCTCTGCCCGTGTGTCAGCAATCTTGGATCGTCCAGAGGTGTCGTTCTCGACTGCGTTGCGAAACATTGAGACTGGGGTTGCGACGTGTGGAACGGTTGCATATGACGATGCAACCAATGTTCTGACTGCACTCCAAGACGTTGCCACTGCCGAAGGGGGCAGGTTGTTTGTTGATCGTTCTGGGGCTGTGCAGTTTGATGCTCGTATTGCTGTGTCTTTTGGGACTGCTGTGGCTTCGTTTGGTGGTACGGCTGGGTTGCCGATTCAGTCTTTGGCGAATGTGTATGGGGCTGAGACTGTGGTGAATCGTGTGGCTGTGCAGATTGATGGTGGTACGGCTTCAAGTATTGCGAATGGTACGGCTTCTCAAACTGAGTATGGGATTAAGGCGTTGTCGTTGACTGGGGTTCCGTTGGCGACGGATGCTGCTGGGTCGGCGTTGGCTGCGTCGTTGTTGTCTAGGTTTCAGGAACCTGTGGTTCGGTTCTCGGAGATGGATGTGTTGCTGGGTGCGTTGACTACAGCACAACAGCAAACGATGGCAGGATTGGAGATAGGCGATATTTTATCGGTCACTAAACAGTTTGCTGTTGGTACACCGGCAACGGTCACACAGAACGTGGTTGTCGAATCCATACGTCACAGCGTCAACCCACAACGTCACACCGTCACCATCGGTCTAGGTCAAGTCCAACTCGTGATACCGTTTATCCTGGACACCTCAGCCCTCGACGACACCGACTACGCACTACAATAGGAGCATTATGGCAACACCATTTCCATTCGGTTCAGGCAACGTCCTGACAGCTGCACAGATGAATGCCATCACAACTTTGCCTGTGTCAACCAAGACTGCTAGCCACACCCTTACAATCGCTGACCTCGGAACCAGAGTGATCATGAACTCAGCCTCGGCAACCACAATCACCGTCAACACCTCAATCTTTGGTGCATCTGATGTGGTTGAGATATTGAACATAGGTGCAGGTGTTTGCACGGTCACAGCCGGAACTTGCACAGTAGGCACAACAGGCACATTGGCATTGGCACAGAACGCTGGTGGCACCCTGACTTTTATCTCAGCAAGTGCCTCAGTCTTCGTTGCAAGCGGTGTCACCGCATCGGCTGGTGGATTAGTTTACATTACGCAAGCAACGCCGTCGGCTGTAAACAGTGTTTCAATAGACAATTGTTTTTCAAGCACTTACCAAAATTACAGAATTATATTTACACCATCAACAAGCGTTGGAGTAAACTCTTATATAAGTTTGCGTTACCGTGTCAGTAGCACAGATACCATAACTGGATATAAATATGTGGAAATAAACTCTGATGGTTCTTCCGTAGGTACATCAGTTGATGGTCAAGGAACAACTTTAATGGTGGTTGGATATATTGACCCAACTAGTAAAGGCATGGCGTATTGGTTAGAAATACAAGACCCCAATCAAGCGCAAAAAACAAAATGCAACATTGCATCACAAAATTACAGCGCTGCTGGCGCTTACACAATTCGTAACATTGGCGGAGCGCAAGCCGATACAACACAATTTACAGGCATAACTTTTACTACTTCAGGAACAAGTTTTACAGGCACTATCCGTGTTTACGGATACGCAAATAGTTAGGAGATGACATGGCAGATGTAATGGAAGTGAACGCAATTACGGGTAATGTTGTTGTGCGTGATATGACTGATAGTGAAGCCGAACAACGCACAAAAGATTTAGCAGAAGCAAAAGTCCATGCCGATGCAAAAGCAGCGAAAGCCACAGCCCGACAAGCCGTTCTAGATAAGTTAGGTTTGACAGCCGATGAGGTCACAGCACTTCTGGGCTAGTCGTTGGCTGATTGTTGCTCCTGCGCTTCTAGCCTCGATCTTTAGTTTCATTCCGTCAGCGTCAGCTGAGCCAGAACCTGGGTTGTCCACGTCGTATTACACGATTGATTCGGTACCACCAACACAATCTGACAGCATCTATACGGAGTGCGGTAGTGAAGTTGAGAACAACATCAATCGAAGCTATGACGGTGAGCCGTATCTAGATTGCACGAACGATCTGTTCATGGTTCACATGACTGGGTTCATCACAATCCCTGAGCATGACACGATTGAGTTTTGGTTGGCTTCTGATGATGGTGGTGTGATTGATATTGGTGGTATTGAGTTAGGTGACTGGGATGTCAAAGGTTGCTCGGCCACTGAGTCAGGTCAGATAGACATTGTTGCAGGCTCAATCCCACTTGACCTTTGGATGTACGAAGCGTATGGAGGAACATGCCTGATGCTTGCCTGGAACATTGATGACACTGGCTGGTCAATAGTTCCCGATGGAGCATTCACCACCGACTACCAGCAACCACCTGACACCACGATTCCTGACACCACCATTCCAGATACCACTATCCCTGATACGACTATGCCGGAGACAACAACAACATGGACTACCAGTACCACGACAACTTCTACGACTGTCGCACCAACAACTGTTCCTGCTACAAACCCATCGACTACTTCGACACCTCAAACAATGCCCATATATATCGCACCACCAACAATGCCACCACCACCTGCAACGGTTCAGCTGCCACCCACAACAATGCCAACCCCACCAGCGACCATCCCTGAGCCACCAGATACATTCCCAGCCTTACTAGAACCATTGCTCCCCTTGATCCCTGACACGATGCCAGAACCGCCAAACACTACTGTTTATCCACCTCAAACGCTACCGTTCGTCCAACCACCAGATACAGTTCCCCCACCTCCAGACACCTTGCCCTTGCCCCCAGACACCCTGCCAGAAGCACCACAAGCCCCTGAGACAAGCGAACCAGCCAAAGACGCAGAACTCCCACCCATCACCGATGAGGCCGTAGTTGAAGCCCTCGCCAACATTGAGCAAGCAACCCCAGCAGAAGTCAAAGCCATCGTCACCGAACTCTTGACCCATGCCCTGACCACCGACCAAGCCGTCTCCGTAGCATCCGAACCGGCAGTGTTGGCGGTGTTGACGACCGAGGAAGCGGCTCAAGTGTTTGAGCAGGTCACGGTTGAAGAACTCACATCGGAGCAGGCTGTTGAGTTGGTGGCTGCTGTGCAAGATGCGCCAACCAAAGTGCGTAAAGCATTCGAGGCGGTGTTGAATCTGTTCCAAGGTTTCGCTGATGATTATGTGATGACAAATCAGACCGTGCCAATCAAAACTCGTCGTGCGCTGATTGCCTTGGGTGCTGTATTCTTGGTGTCAGCCCCTGCACCAACACGAAGGAATCGTCGATGAAGATATGGGGTGAGTTCCATGCGTTGCTGTGGACTATCGCTGCATCTGTCACCACGATTCTCACGTTGTCGGGGGCAATCCAACGAGTCGTGATCTGGCTCACTGTTGGCGCATTAGTTCTGCACTTGATCGGCGCACTCACCAAGAAAGAAGAATCAGAATGAAGAAGTTACAAGATGTCGCAGGTCGTATCGTTGCCGTGTTCTTATCGTCGGCACTCGCAATCGTTGGTGGTTCAGCCGTGATTGCCCCTGAGCTACAGATTTGGAAGTCGGCTGTATTGGCTGGGTTCGCAGCTTGTGCCACTGTCGTCCAGAAGTTGGCTCAGTCATCGCTTGATGGCAACCTCACGATGGAAGAAATCAACGACGCATTCGGCGCAAAGAAAAAATAACTTATGACCAAGATGCCTTGGCCTGTAGTCCCGATCAAGTATTGCTCCCACATCAAAGGGAAGAAGCCTTCTGAGATTGGGCTGACGATGTTGCGACCCATCAGTGGTGGTGGGCAGTTGCACCATTGTGCAGCTCGGGCTTGGGAAGCGATGAAGCATGCAGCTATGGCTGAGGCTGGGATCAATCTGAAACCTACTTCTGCCGGTGACACGTATCGAAGTATCGCTGTGCAGAAGGCTGGGTTCCTGCAAAGGTTCCAAGTTGAGCCAATCGCAGGCGCACAGACTCGTACCTATGACGGCAAGAAGTGGTATCTGAAGAAGGGCATGGCTGTACTTGCGTCACCTGTAGATGACCCAGAGCATTGTTCACGTCACATGCTTGGTATCGCAGTTGATGTCGCAAACGCCTCTGGGAAGGTACTTGCGTGGCTGTTGGAGAATGAGCAACGGTTCGGATTCAGCCACGAAGTTGTTGACATGCCTGGTGCAGAACCTTGGCATCTCAGGTTCACCGAAGGTCAAGCAATGCCACAAGCCGTCCTCGACTACGAGGCAGCCAACCCGACGCTGGGCGCATAATGGATTGGGGCATTGTTGTCGCAGCGTTGGTGACGGCAGTGGGTGGCATCATCACCTCGTTGTTGATGTTGGTTCGCAAAGAAAACACGGAAGACCACGCAAGGGTTGTGGGTGCCTTAGAGGTGCTTAGTGGAAATGTGAAGTCGGTTGGGGCTAAGTTGGATTCACACATCGACTGGCATCTCAAGGGGACTACCAATGGCGAAACTATTGCAGGAAATAAAGTCACAAAGCCTAAGAGGAACCTCAAAGCTTGACGAGATAGTTTCCCAATTATCTGCCGAAGATGGCAAAGACCTACGGGACGCAATGGCAGACCCCACCATCAGACCCATGCAAATCGTGCATGCCCTCAAGAAACGTGGATTCAAGATGTCCCCATCAGTAATCACCCGACATCGAGACAACGTTCATGACGCTCGCTGACGACCTGCGAGAAGCAGGCGCACCAGCATGGCCAGTGATCCAACCTGGCAAACGATACACAGTCCCCACCCTCAACCCCAAAGCAATTAGACACGGTGAATACCAGACGGCTGTGATTCTGCCTGACATGCAGATCGGATACTTCCATCAAGTCACCGGCATGGAACCAATCCACGATGAGCAAGCCATTGAAGTTGCGATGCACATCATCAAAGCATCCAAGCCGGCGCAGATAGTTTTGGTTGGCGACAACCTAGACCTCTGCGAGTTTGGCAAGTACAGGTACACACCAGCGTTTGCCCGAACGACACAAGCTGCAATAGATCGTGCGACAGAACTGTGCGCACAGCTACGCAAGATCGCACCTCAAGCCACCATCACATGGATCGCAGGCAACCATGAAGAACGGCTCGGCAACTTCATTCTTGACTCAGCCTCAGCTGCGTTCGGGTTGCGACGAGGCAATATGCCTTCTGAGTGGCCTGTGATGTCGGTGCCATATTTGTGTCGTCTTGATGAGTTTGAGGTGGAGTATCTGCCTGGATACCCAACGGGTGCGCATTGGATCAACAACAATCTTAAAATTATTCACGGTGATAAGGTCGCATCGGGCGGTAGCACTTGCCATAAGTACTTGTCATCCGAAAAGGTGTCAGTCATCTTCGGTCATGTTCACCGGCGTGAATGGGCTGAAAGGACTAGGGATTATCACGACGGTGCGCAAACGATTATGGCTGCATCACCAGGTTGTTTAGCTCGCACCGATGGAGCCGTTCCATCTACTAAAGGGGCAACCGACACTGACGGAAGACCGTTATTCAGATCAGAAGATTGGCAGACTGGAATAGCAGTTGTTGACTACGAACCTGGTGACGGCAAGTTTGTCTATGAGCAGGTTGCTATCAGTAATGGTTGGGCTAGGTGGCGAGGTGTTGACTACCTCGCATCTAAGTCATGAGTCAGGCGATGGTGTTGGTCACTTGGGCTGATGCCCATTCAGGTGTGGAAAGTTGGACTCCGATTGATGCGCTTGATAAGGATGAGATGATCGTCTCGACTTGTGGGTTCCTCCTAGCTACTTGTGATGGTGGCAAACCTAATCACATCACTGTTTATCAATCAAGAACTGTGGATGATGATATTGATCATGTTCTCCATATTCCATGCGCAATGGTGCGACATATAGCAATTTGCACCCCTGACGAACTAGGGTAGGTATTGGCTCGTTCGCACCCATTGGTCGCAGAACAGCCCCCACACCTTCCTCCTTGGGTGTGGGTTATATACCCATCAACCTGCGAAGATCGGACAGACCATGAGACGCATCACAGCAACCATTGTCACCACACTCACCCTGCTCATCGGCATCGGAACTGCACACGCAGTCCAAGCCCCCAAACCCACCCACAGCCCTTCCGTCAACAGAACAGAAGTGATACCAAGAGAAGCCCAACCGAATATTGTGTTTCGACATGGTGACATCTCTTGGTTGCCTCAACTTGCACAACAGGCAGGATGGCCACCTAAGACATGGCGCAGACTAGGTGAAATTATTCTTCGAGAATCAGGTGGATGCCCGAACCGAAGAGGTGGTGACATCGTAAACAAGAACTGCGAAGTCATCGGGTTTGATGGATCAAACCATCGCTCAGATACATCACTCCTTCAGATTAACGGTGTCAACTACGACCCGAAGCGCAACAAGTATGCGCCGATCTGTACGCAAATGAAGATATGCACCCAAGAACCATTGCTGGATGCGCTCACCAATCTCAAGGCTGGACTGCTCCTATTCAGAGCGACAGGTTCTGATTGGTCGCCTTGGATAGTCCCTGAAGGTGGTTGGTGAGTATCCACCACCATGCAACAGCATTGCTCTACAGTCGAACATGACCCAAAGGAGGGTACACAATGGAACCAATGACAGATAGAAACAAGGCAGGCTGGATCATCGCATTCACACTGATTGGATGGATGTTCTTCTTCCTTCCAGGAGGTGAAGACATCAACCAGCCACCACAAGGAGAACCTACGCAACGGGCATGGACGATTTGGATCATCATCAACGTGATCCTTCTAGTCAAAGTTCACCTGTTGATTAGTCGTCAGCATCGTGCAGCTAAACGATTCAATAGTGCAATGCAACGGGCAAGAAAACTGCACCCAACGTGGCGCAATGACTGAGGTTCATGTTGTTGAAAGTTGGTCTGAAGGCGCACATGTCTTCAGACCAACACAACCACAATGGATGATCCAAGCGAAATGCAAAGGTCAAACTGATCTGTTCTTCAACGAAGGCAACAGCATCTTTGTTCGTGCAGCAAAAGTTATTTGTGGCACCTGCCCTGTTCGGCGCGAATGTTTAGCGTTCGCAATGAAGAACGATGACCAAGGTATCTGGGCTGGTACATCAACAAACGAACGTGAACGCATACGACGTGCGCTGAGGAAGAACATTAGAGTCTTGACATCATGACATCACCACAGAAGCGCAAAGGATCAGCAGCAGAGTTAGCGGTGGCCAAGTGGCTCAACCGTCTCGGCTGGACTGGTGCTGAACGCTCACGTGCCGGATGGACAGATGATCGAGGCGACATCGACGGCATCCCAGGTGTGTGCATTGAGGTGAAGAATGAGAAGCGAATTGACCTGCCTGGGTATCTCCGTGAGCTGGAGGTGGAGATGAAGAACGCGAAGGCTTGGGCTGGTGCCGTCATCGTGAAAAGGCGTGGATCAAGCGATCCTGCTGATTGGTATGCGGTTATGCCTGCACAGAAGTGGGCTGAACTTCTGCTCGAATTAGACCAACCAAACAACCCCACAACACCCCTAGACAAGTATCCCCATCGGCACACATAACAAGTGCTACAGTCACAATCCTAATAATTCCCAAGCACTAAGGAGCCTGCGAAATGAGTACAGAAGACTTCATTCAAGAA